TGTACTGGCCTGTGTATTCCACCTCATATTGCGCCGCCACAGTTCCATCGTAGGAGCCTGTGTAAGAACCTGTAAAGTCGCCCACATAGATTGACTCATAGAGAGACTCATACGCACTGACGTAGACGATACCTTCGTAAAAGAGACCTGTGTATTGTTCTGAAACCAATCCACCCGAATAGGCGGCGTCATAAAACTCAACGTCAATCATCCCTTGATAAGAAGAGACATAGTTGATTTCACGAATGGATACGTACTCAGATGTATACGCAGATATGTACTGTGTTACATATTCTGCTGTATATGAGCGAACAAACTCCCCTTCGTAATTGCCCTCATAGGTCTGTTCGTAGGCAGAGGTATAGGCAGACGTGAAGGTGCCAACGTAGTCCGTCTCATACGTCGCGGTGTAAATCGCGCCATAGTTGGGAACATAGGTTGCTGTGTAACCTTCTAGCTCATCACCACCAGAGGGCGGGATAGCTTGTTGACTGGTGTAGCCAGCTTCTTCGGTGTAAGTGAGACGTGTGTCTAATGCTGATCCGCGAGCAACCCACGTACCTGTGTCAGTAGGTGCGCCTTGATCAGATGAGCGTAACTGGTAACGACCAATACCCGACTCCATGATGACACGCTTGGATCGCTCACCGAAGGTGAATTCGATCTCTGGATCGTTCATCTCTTGGAGACCCGCAAAGGCTCCATCCTCATTTCGGAATACGGTCAGGGTACGATTGACCGTCGGAGCTACTTCGGTCTGTCTCAACCAAATGCTGTATCCAATCGAGGTGCCATCCGCTCGTGTATCAATGAAGATGTTGGGTAAGAAATTGACCCAATCGTCACTAGGCTTATCGGATGACAAGCGGAAAGTACCTGCCCTCTCATTCTGCATGATGTTAGAGATGATGGACTGACAGACATTGTCTAGCTCACGCTCATTCATCTCCTTGACGGCGTTTCGACGCTTGTCAAAGAAAACAGGGTTACGCTTGTTGGGTCCGTCTTCTACGATCGGTGCAGTCTGTTGGTAGAGTGGTGTCTCGATGGTTCGAGTACCAAACGCATTGGCCTCTTCGATACGAATGAACGATGTGAACTGGGCTGACGCCGTATTATTGGGGTTGTCCACGTCAGTTGATGAGACATCAATCGTGACAGGCAGATAGCCCACAGCATCTAAGGTAAAGGCGTGGGTAGCCACATAGTTGCCACCCAAAGACGGAGGTGTAAAGTCCTCCCACGACACATTGTTTCCAATGATTGAGGTTGTTTGGGGATTACCCGACACCTCAGTCATGGTGTATTGAGATCCATCTCCCCCAAACGTTAGGGTGATGTTTACTTCTTCAAAGCCTGTATCAGGACTCTGTACGTTGGCGGTGGTGATAACACGGACGGTATCGCCCACAAAAGCAATCGATGGCAGTGTGACAGGTAGATAGAAATCACCTGTGTGCTCTCCAGTCGAAGGGTCAGAAAATACGTTTGCTTGATAATTGCGGACATACTGTCTTGGTTCGTCCGACGGCAATTCGGTGTCGTAATAGGTATCAACGTAAGTGCCCACGCCAACCGTTCCGCTGTTCAGATTATCTGTCAGAGCGGAAGACTCAGTCTTAACTATCTGGCTCAGATAGCGACCCGCACGATATGCCAGATAGTCTTGCTCTGATAAAAGGAATTCTTTTATCGCACCATCGTTGGCTAACGCGCTGGTAAATCTAAACGGGCGTGGAAGAGACATCGAATCCGACACTTTTGCTTGGTTAGACTCTATTTATAAGGATCTGTAATGCCGTGTTTATCTCTGTGAGGCTGGTTTCCAAGGATTCGATGCGATTAATTAGCTCTCTTTTTTCGTCCCGCTCTTTCTGACGCTGAACCTTAGCCTGCCGAATTCTCTCGATTTCAGCCCGATTTGTGTTCAGGATAGCGTTGGAATCGGGGCACCGAACCAAATTGGGGTGCCCCTTTACTTCCATCATGTGGCGAGGAACTTAGTAGCAATCGCCTTCATTGACGGTGGTTGATCCACTCCTTTGAATACAAACTTGGTCTGTACCTGTTGGAAGGGGTTCAACGTACCGTTCTTACCGCCTGCAAGCCATTGTGCTCGTGTGTAGACACCTCGATCTGTATTAGGAATGGTGTTCTCAGGTGGTACGTAAACCCAAGACTCATCCCCAATATTCTGATCAGGACCAGTGGTACGATAATAAACATCAATGGTCGCGTCTGGCGGTAGGTTAACTTCTGTACCAATCTGAATACCCACTGCGGCTTCTGCCAAGGTCACAGGCGTGGTGATGTGCCTTGATCCTGTCGTACCACCACTAGGCTCTGTCTCATCAACGGTGTAGACCTGATTGGTTCCGTCATCAAGGATTTGGCCGATGATGGTCAAGGAAGCTCGTTGCATATCAAGGACAGGCGACACATAGTCATTGGATGACTTGAAGTCCACCTTGAAGTAGCAAGAGTGAGTCCTATCGGCTGTACCCGTACCCAATCCACTCGTTACGTCTGTCACATCGGGGTTGTAGATGCCACGTGGCTTCTCAAACTCGATGTTCTGGTCGGGAGTGATCTTCTGGTATGCCGCATCTGACATAAGCCCCGACTCACCATTAGGCTTGAATCGGTTGGCGGCATTGCCTGATACGTAGATACCTGTGGTGAACTTGGCCGATACATCTACCGACGTGAAGTTGGGGATAATGGTCTCGACGTTAGGATCAGCGTGATCAAACATGATGTTACGCTGTGCCAATACCTGCTCACCACCACCTGACACATCTTCGTTAGCCGTAGCGCCCAAAGGTAGAACAAACTGGAAGCCGTTGATATCAACTGCCGTTACGGTGTGGTTGATGTCATTAAGTGAAGTGGACGCTACGATGTTTGCGATGTCCTCACACTCATCAAGCTGAACGGTATCACCTATTGCTAAACCATGGTTACGACACTTCACATAGACGTTGCCAGATCCATTGGTCAGACGAACAGGATTAGTGTCCAACTGAGTCGCAGGAATCGGAGCGTTATGGAGAATGGCCGAACCACCGCCCACATCAAATACCGCACGGTCTAGCTTCATCATGAGGCTTTGATCTTTGGCTTCCTGCCAATAGACACCGTTTTGAGGTAGGTAAAGCGCCTTCTGACCCGGCTGTGTACTAACACGTCGAACGTCTGACTTGAGCACTTCTTCTTGAGTCTTAGCTGAGAACAACGTGTAGTCAGTTGATCTCGATGTGACCACAATCGCATAGCTAGTCCACGGTTGAAGGAAGACTGGCTCATCAAAGGTAAACTCTGTGGGTCGTCCTTGAACAGTCGATAGTGTGGGATCAAGACCGATCGCATCAACATCTGCGGCGGCAAGATACACATGAGAGTCAGGAACGATCTCATTGTTCGATGGCTTACCGTCAATGATTGGACGGATGTGGATCGATACAGGGATCTGGTTATCGGTCGGCTTCGTTCGGAAGAAGAGCGATACCTTGGTCAAAGTCAGACCAAACTGGTTGTCCACATAGAACTCTTGAGCCATTGGGTTCTGGGGAAGAGATAATGGTCGAATCTGTGTGCCAGCAAATTGATTGTTGTTGACGTTCACATAGTCGCTCAATACCTGCGACATCTCACCACTGGCATCCAGCCCCGCCAATGCCGCTCCATTGAGGAATGGCGTGTTGGGTCCATATCGACCTGCAAGTTGTGGCTGGAAGATATTGACTGAGTTTGCGGCAATAGCGTCAAGATCTTGACGCAGTTCCTTAGGATTAAAGATCGCGGGGAATCTACCCATACCAACGCCCAATGGCCAACGATAGGCAAAGGGTCGGGTGTTAAGGATGTTATTCCACTTGTGCCACAACGATCCCTTAGAGGCATAGTAGGTAAATGCCTTGCTGTCTGCGGATGCCCAATCGTTCACGTTGATATCTAACAACTTGAACTCACGGATACCTGCACGGAATCGGATGTAGTTGTTGCGGATCTTTCTACGCTTGCCTCGTACCGTGATGTAGTAGACAGGTCGAATGTTGGGGATAAAGAATGATCCAATGATCTCACCTTTATCATCCGATGTGAGTTCACTGGTTCCGTCAGGGTGCGCCGCCAAAGCCGAATAGGTAAACTTGTTACCAATGTCGTCAGTACGGTCAGCCCATTGGACAAATGTAGTCTCTTCTCGACACCAACTTGCTACGTTCTGACCATCAAAGAATGGAGTGAACTTAGTGTTGGGCTTGAGACCCTGTGCCTTAAAGAAAACCTTACGGCTTCGAATCCATGGGATCAAAGCAAGGTCAATGATGCGGTTGCCCACTCGCTCACGTAATGTGTCTGACTGGATAACGCGTCGAACATAGCCAAGGGTGTTTCTTCGACCAGTCTGTGAGTAAACCTCTGCACCAGCCGCAAGAGCAAGACGACGACGTACACGTGGGTCTGAACTTAGTTGTTCGGTAGACTGCCACAGATCTTCGTCAGATCGTCCTTTCCAGTTCCACTGCCAGCTATTCCATAGGAATGCTTGACGTCGAGCCAACCTGTTAGTGCCCTCAAGCGCCTTGACTGCATCTTCGCGAGTCTCTTTCCACTCATCCGAAGAGGGCGACATCTTGATCGTACCGACATTGTCCACCAATCCAAATGGGTTGATGTTGACTGATCGGCTGGCCAGATCTTGATCCTGCCATGTTGCCTCAGTGTAGTTGAGGTAGATGTTGTCGCCTTTCTTAATAGTGCCTGTAGAAAGGGTGTTCTCGTAAACCAAGCGAACGTTGTTCTCATCTGCCTCAGGTCGAACCAGATTGTTTTCGGGATCAATCGACGCGTGGTAATCATCGTTGTTAGTGTCAGATCCTGTCTGATCAGAAGCATCGTCAACCACAACGCCTGACTCAGCACGAGCAACACCGTCTGAATCTAAGGCTGGCTCATGAAGTGCTCTCAACTCAGCGATGTTTAGCTCAGTGAATTGCTTGAGGTCTTCCAGCTTGTTATCGAGCTTGGCGATGTCCTTCATGGTGTAGAGCTTGTGCTCAATCGCTCGTACCTGAATGTCCTCTTCATTGGCCGTGTTGGGGTTCATGAGAAGCTGATACAACTCAAGTGAGTTGTCAGGTGTCTTCTTCAACTGGGGATCTTTACTCTGCTGACCCAAAAGAAGCTGGATGTCACCTTCTTGGGTGGCCAGAATCTTATCCGCACGAGGCAAGTAATAGTTGATGTCTGCTGTGATCGAGGTGCCCTGACGTGGCAACAAGTGAATGTTGGAGTATGTGCCATCATTCTTGTCTGGACGGAAGTCCAAGTAATCTCTTAGGCTGATCTCAGTTCCATCCGCAAGTACGTGGGTAGGAATGTCAGCATAAGGAACGTCATACGACTCAGGTGCATAGAAGTCACCCGCTCCGTGATCAAACTTGTAGTAGGTCACATAGATGTCAGTCGGTGCAGTCTCGCCTTCCTTGAGTAGCAAACGGCTGTCTGCATAGAAGTTATCGCGTTGACCGTCGTCCAAAACGAATCGCTCACTTACATCGGCACCATTTACATCGGTGTCTTGAATCGATTCGATCAGGAATACGTCGGGCACTTCAAAGTCGTATACACCCGCCACGCCAGTGATAGTGGACGTCAATAAGGACGACTTAGACTTAGTGGCGATGGTTGGCGTAGTGACTTGCTCGTAGTAACAGATGCGATAGGTCTTACCTGTGACAATAGAAGCGTCTGTAACGGTGGCGTTAGCTGTGCCTGTACCCGTAACTGTTGTGGGCACAAACGAAGCTGTTCCATCGGTCACATTCTCGATGATCCAAAGTGACGTATCAGCATAGGTCGCACCCGACAATGTAGGCATAACAATGTCCGTACCACTTGAACTAGTAGTGACAGACGCTTGTCGAACCAAGATGATGTCAGTGATTGACTCAGGTCTGGGTCGTCCAGTGGGGAACAACAGATCGTTATCGGTTGCATCAAATAGGGTGAAGCGACTCGATGCTGGCGATGCAATCGAAGCAATGAAACGCTGTTGGTTAGAGGTGCTATCCCCGATGGCGGCGGCATCAACCTCAAACGACTTACCCGCATTCATGTTGATGTCGAACAGGTAGACCTTAAAGTCGTCTCCGCTTGGCTCGATACCACGAACACGACAGGTGCCTACGACAGTGCCTTGACCTGAAGTACCGTCATCATAGATGTTGAGTTCTTCGTAGTTTAAGGTCGGTAGATCGTTAGACCCGCCCTGCTCAACAAGGATGTAGTTGCCATAGATTACGGGCACCACGTCGTTCTCAACACTCTCTGTGCCAGTAGAACGCGGAACAATCAACTCGATGGCGCTGGGGTTCTCAACTCGATAACCATTTACATACGCCAGACCTGCTGAAATAGTGATGGCTAGATTGTCAACATCTGCTGAATCGGCTGTTAGGGTGAATGGGTTAACAATGTAATCACCACTCTCCTCATTGGTACGAAGCGCCAAAAGGTCTTCGATCTTATTGAAGCCGTCCGTTGGCTCAATTCCATCCGTGATCTTAGAGTTTTCGACACGTCCAATGAAGACAAACGACTCTGTTGTAATGTCTGCTTTTGTTGTTAAAACAAGTGAGATACGGTATCGGTCAGCACCGGGAGAGGCTGTGTTAACACCACCACCCGCATTATCGTAGAGCGAGGTGTCGTCATTAACCGTGACCACTTCTTGAACCACCTTGAACCCAAGATCTGCATTGGCAGTCTGAGTGTAGGGTGACAAGATTAGAGACTGGGCTTCGGCATGTACGAATCGGCCAACCACAAAGTAGTCACCTTCACCGACATCAACACGAGTGCCCTTGCCTGTAACGGCAGTTGCTAGACCTGTGGGAGTTGCCGCAACGGTTAAGGTGTATCCACCATTGACCTGAAGTAACTGAGCACTTGGAGAGAAGACAACAGGATCTGCACTGATTGCTTGATCACCCGCCGATGTATACCGCACATAAAGCGTGTCCACATCATACCCATTGGCAACATCTTGGGGTTGGACTTCCAGAACTTGGGCGGTGATGTTTCCGTCAGAGAATGATGACCCTACGGCGATGTCAGCAAAGACGCCTCCTGTCACAGACCCGATCTGTATGAAATCGTAGTCGGCATTGACTGCGGCTCCACCTGAACTAACCGTAGCACCTTCCTTGAAGATGTTACGACCCATTCGACCCATCTCTTCATAGATGAGGGTCTGAAGTTGGGTGAGTTCCCGTGCCTGCAATGAGCGACCAGAGTTAAACAGTATCTGGTGGAAATTCTTATCTGGATCAAAATCGTCGTTATAGATTCCAGACAGTGTTGTGGACGTAAAATTAGTTGCCATTTTTTACCCTAATCGCATTGAGTTAGTTGTAAGACAATTCGGACGTCTTCGGTTTGATCCTCTTGACGGTCAATGCCTGTTGTTATGCTTCCAGTTCCTTCACCACCGATACTATTTATGTACAAAATCTCACCCGAATAAATGTCAAAGTCGGCTGGATTGTTGGCGCTGAAGGTCGCGCTAGTACCTGATTGTGGTGCAGTAATTGTTAAGTCCGCAGGGACTCTAGTGAACGACGCAAAGCCTGTTGATTCGTCCTGCCAGTAATACAGTTTGTTGGCTGTGGTGTCGTGGTGCATGACTTTACCAGTCGCTGTCTCACCACCATTGGAGAACAACTCATCTTCCACAAAGGTAGAACCTGCGGTGACCGTGATATCCAAACTCTTGAGAGCGTTACCTGTATTAGCAGAGAAACGGTCGCCGCCTATAGTTTTTAAGTTACGGAACAGACAGACTTGGTTGAAATCATTCTGAGCGAGGATCGTGTCAAACTCATCCCCCGCAAAGTCGTCTTGTAACATGAGTGAGTTTGTTTTGAGAGTAACTACGGGGTCTACATTCAATCCACCCTTGGGTGCAATGATGGGACGCAATACCGCATTACCCACACTAAGGGTGGCTGAGGCATAGTCATAGTCTTGGCCATGAAGCATATTGCCTGCATCGTCAGAGTCGATCTGTACTCGTGTGACTGCACCGCCTGATACTGTCGCTGTAAATGAAGCGCCTGTACCGTTACCATCAATCGTAATAGTAGGGGCAACCACATAATCGGTCCCCCCATTCACAATCTCCAAACCTAATATCTCACCCGCAACCGCACTATCCTGAAGACGTCGCTGTTGGTTTTCTTGGGAGATTCCACCGTCAGTCGTAGCGGTGATCGTCTTAACAGGCAACCAATCACCCGTTCGGTAAGAAGAGACCGCCAGATTACTGAGCTTATAAAGGTAGCGCCACTTGTACCCATCGCCTATAAGACGGAAGGTTCGAGCAAAACGACCTGTACCCGATACATCAAGGAAGCCGTCCAACGTATCGGTAGAAACCCCATCACTTACCTTTGGCTCAACCGTTGATGGGAGCTTAACACCGTCAGGTGTTGTGGCTGTCTCTACACAAACAAAGACCTCGTTAAGTGAGTTAACCACATACGTTTTATCCACGTCCTTGTCTGACCATGGGTTATAGACGATGTTCTCCACCCATGTAGTGTTGGGTACAACGAAGGATGAGTTGGCCAATGTCTTGACGCTTTGAAGACCGTGTCTTGCCTGCGACTGGAAATATAATGATGAGAAATCTTCGGTCTCAGTAAATACCTCACCACGGGACAATCCCACGTGATAGTCAGGCGCGGAACTATCGAGGTCTGCTTTGAACCGCGATAATGCCACTTGGTGGAAGCTGTTTGTAACACTAGAGGTCATTGGATTCTTCTCTTAGTCGATGACGGTATTTATACGGTGTCTGTGATCGCGGCACGGCTGAACGAAGCATCTTCATCAAACGCCAACACGTTGTTTCGAGTTGCATTGATGGTTGCCTGATTCGCTGGAATGGCTGTGATGCGAAGGAAAGTACCGCTGATTAGCGAGCCACCAAAGTTACTGAATCGAATAGTGCCTGTATTAGGATCATAATCGCCAATACTGTCTGACTCAGGCTCACCCGTTGAAATGTCGATCACCTCAATGGTTGTGGTGCCCAGCTTGTTTCGTAGAAAGCAGGTTTTACCATCCAAGACGAAGTTCTTGCTACGAACGATGTAGTTGTCATCTTCGGGGCTTGCAATCGCAGATGGGAAGTTCAACTCATAGGACACTTTGCCTGCCACAGGAGTGAAACGGAATTGCATCTTTACGTCTGCCCGACTCGACAGAATGGATGGATCGGCATCATCGATCACAGTCAGTAAGTTCGATCGACGGAATGACTTGTCAAAGCCACCCAACTGATCTGCAAAGTAGTTGGCCACTGTGGTGTTCACCAATGCTTCGATGGCAGTTTGCGACTTGCTGGTTAGGTTGGGGTTCCACTGGAACACAGGATCAACCTCAAGGTAAGTCGTAAGCGGATCAGAATACTCAACGTCAAAGGAAGCTACCGCTAAATTCTTAGCAAGGTTACGGAAGTCTGCCTTGGTCTGTTGCTGTACGTTGGCATCCAATGTGTTGAAGATGATGGACAAGTACACAGCACCATATTGGGGAGGTAGGTTATCTTCTCCACCCCATGACTTGATGTCAGATATGACGTTAGAGAAGTTACGTAACGCAAGCGCCGCATAATCCGATGCTGTAACCATACGGTTCTGGGAAGCATAGAGGTAGGGCGCGTTGTTACGAATCGACTCCAGTGGCTCTTTGAGTGATCCCGCCATACTGCCTGCTACTGTGGTGACGTTCAGGGTAAGCTGGTCGTTGTTGGCATCTCGAATCACATCAAGTGGATCAAAGGTTCGAGCACCATTTGCTTCTGGTCCCGCAACTTGGTCGTAGATAACTTCAATCTTGTTACCGACCGATGGGAATCGTCCCAATCGTGCGCCATTACCAAAGGTCACTTCATACTGACCATTGGGAGTTTCCTTGCACACAAAGATACGGCTGTCCTTGTCGATGTTTACTGCGTCGTTGAGGTTGGTGTACACATCGAAGAAGGTAGTCGAGGTGTCTGCATAGACTCGAACCTTGACTGTATTGAGATCCAGATTATCTGTGGGGATCACGTAGGATTGGTTCTCTCCGACTGGTCCTGCAATGAAGGTCTTACGCTTTTCGACACCCTCATACACAGCAATGTTCTTGTTCTCCACCAAACGGAAGAAGTATTGGTTGGCTCCGTTGTTGGTAGCAATCAGTGTTTCCCGCGTTTTGAAAACGTATGACTTGTTGCCGACGGTTGTGCTGAATCGGAAACCTTCGGGCAATGTCATAGATGATGGAACCAATGGATTGGTCACATATAGGTTCAAGATGGCACACGATGCGTTACGACTCTGAACGGTATATCCCAAACTACCCGCGATGCTGACTAAGGATGAACGAAGCTGTGCCGTCGATAGGAACGACTCGTTCAATGCAAAGTTAGCTGTCAGAGCGTTGTAGTGTGTGTTGTACGCCAAAACGTCCAGAAGATTGGACAGCGCACTCGCCTCAAAGTTGTAGTCCGCAAATTCGGGCGTCTGGGCTAGAAAGACCTTGAGATTGTTCTTGATCTCGTCAAAATCTAGCTCAGTGGATTTGATCGTGGTTGCCATTTATAGCTCCTAAACGCTTAGATATACGCCTTCTTCGTCGTCGTAATTGATGAATATTCCACCCTCAGTAAGCAAGGGATCAGAGAATTCGGTGAGTATTCTGTTGCCAAAGTCTTCGACAGGTTCCACTCCCATGAAACCGGGATCGCATTCCATCGCTGAACCAAGGGTAACCTTGAGGATATCTATGATGCCTGTGGCGATGACGCGGAATTCAAGGATGACACTGACCGAATTGTAATCGGGGGTCGCCGTGACCTTTACGTTGGTGATAGCAACACGAGGCTCATAGGTCTGAATCTGCTCTTTGATACGAGACAGGATTTCGTCACCTGTCGTTTCGTCAGCCAATTCAAACAACAGCCCACGAATATCAGCACCAAAATTTGGGCGGTAGGGCTTCTCAAAACGATTGGTAAGTATCAGCGTCTTGATAGCCTGCTTAACCGCCTGCACATCTGTCTTCTTGAAGATGTCGCCGTCAGTCGTAGTTCGTGCTGTCAACGTTAGGTCAAAGTCACTGTATTTGCGTACTTTTCTTACGCGAATGCTGTCGTTTAACTTTCCGTCTTCAGGAGTGTTCGCCATAGGAAAAAACTCTGCTTATTTTCATTCTATTTATACTAATCTGGCAGAATTTCTAGCAACTCATTGGCTGTTTGTAGCTCCCCATTGTACTTTGTCTCAATGGCATAGCCGTAGGTAACCTCGTAGTTAGAGGGCACTTCGGGAGTCTCCACCACAATCTGACACACCAATTCACCGCTGGGGTCATAGGTGTCATAGTCGAGGGTCAACTTGTCGTAGTTGATGTAGTCCTTCCAGAACACCGC